GGTGGAACACCGTCGCCGTCATTGTCTGGTTTTTTATTAGATTTTTTTTCAGCAAGTGCTTTTGTAAGCATTGCATGAATACTTTCTTTAGTATTCATTGGATTATCGCCGCCTGCTGTAGCTGGGTGAGATCCTTTTTCTTTGTGCAAATCGTCACCACTTGGAATCATGTCACTTACATCGCCTGCATTTGATCTCATATATTCATCATCAGGTTCTGTAGTAACATCACCAAAGTCACCATCATAATCTTCTTCTTCTTTTGAAATCATTTTGATAGTATCTGACATAGATGGCTCTTCAGGTCCTTTTGAACCGCAACCGCCCATTGGCTGGCTTGGTCCGTGCATCTTACCGCATATTGGGCAAGGCTTAGGTCCTGGATTGATATCGTCATCGCCAACTACTTTAGCATCTGATCCTGCAAGTTGCATGATGCGGAGTAGTTCTGAAACTTCCGAAGCACTCTCGCCATTTACACTAATATTCATATTAGCTTCGTTTACTTTTTTCATATTAGTCTCCTGACTGTTCTTTACGAGCTGTCTCTAGTTCTTTTAGTAGGTTCATTACTCTATCTTCACCAACTGATTCCTGTGCGCTTTCGCCTTCTAGTTCTTCAACTGTTAGCTTTGCAACATATACATCAGATGAAGTTTCTTCTTGATATAACTCTTGTGGCTCATTTGGATTACGTACAATAATATGACTTTGTTTAACACCGCAACACTGTCCAATATACTCTTGTAGTACTTGTACTGTTGTTGGATATGTACAAGTTATTTCAAAGTATGTAGCTTCGCAGTTTTCTAACTGTGGGAAATCTAGTGGACGTTCTTGTATCGGTGTTTTTTTACCAGCTGCAATATTAGAGCATCCGTATTTTTGTAAACTGGTTTCAAGCATATCTTCAAAGTTTTCAGGTAGCTCTCCAGCTACACCAATCTTAAATTCATATGTCTTTTTACTTTCAGTTAAATAATCAGCAAAGTTTTTCATTATTGTGTCCTACGTTATGTTACTATTTATCATTGTTCATGCCTTTTAACTTCTCTAAAAGACTATTACGATCAGAGACAACATAACCTTCGCCGTTGACTATGGCGCCGTCGCCTGGGCTATTGTCTCTATCCATTTTTTCTTTTTTAAGTTGCAGGTCAATCATTTTTAGTTTTTTGTCCATCTTTGCAACTTTAGCATCTAAACTAGTTTTAAGCATGCCGCCTGCTACTTCAAATACTCTACTTGCATAACGTGATTCTACGTTCATGCCTAGATCCATTAAATCGTCGTATGCTTCGAGTGCCCGCTTTGCAATGTCTTCAAGTTCGTCGTCTGCTTTTTGTCCAAGACCTTTAACTGCTGGTAATGCACTTGCAATCTTGTCAAACTCTGCTATGTCTCTAAAAGTATCTTCTTGCTGTACAACAGCTTGCTTTTGTGCTTCTTGTTTGATATCTTCGTTGTCTGGAAGATTCAACATTTCTTCAAGTTTTTTTGTCATAATAACACCTATAATATGCTACTATTATTTATCTACGTTTGCCCTGATGGAAAATATCTCCTTCGTTAACAACTCTAAATATCATTCCTTTTTGTTTACAATAAGCTCTAGCAGCACCCCACTTGGCTTGATTGACTACATAATGCAACTTGTTTACTTTACTATTTCCTAGTTGCTCTTTAAATGTGTGATTTGCTGGCTTAACTTCTATAAGTTCAACATGTTGTTTGCCAGTACGATCATTGTATACTAAAAAGAAGTCTGGAACATATATAGTATATTTTCCACTTAGTGGATTTCTATAAGGAATACGAACTGCTTCACTTGCCCACTTTGTTATATTTTCATTTGTATCACACATACGCATAAAAGCAAACTCCCAACTACTTCGATAAGTAGGAGTTCTACCGCCTATGTATTTTTCAGGGTTTTTTAATGTATACTTGCCTTGTGCAAAACGTGACATTATAATATAACATTTCTATTTTCGTATGTTACAACTTGGTAATCAGATGTGTAGCCAAGAGCACTTACTTTACTTCTGTTGTTATTTAAAATAGCAGCCACTAGCTGACTGAGTTTTACTTCTTCTAATCCTTTTAAACTATCTAATAATTCAAATATATTTTTATTTTCAGATTTAGCTTGTTGTAACAGCACTGTAGTTACTGCAATAGCTGCACTTTCATCAAACTTTCTTTTTTTAAAAAATCCCAACATACTATCAACTTCGTTGCTTGTGATTGATATTGATTTTGAAAAGTATCTATCAAAAAATGATTTTACTTCTGTTGCGCTATCTGTTGATTTATTAATACTTTTATCAGTTATACTACTCATTTAACCACCTATAATATTTTCAAGAATGCTGGTAAATGCTGCACCTTGTAATGTTGGATCTACTCTGTAGTTATCAACTACCGCTTGTTGCAGTTGAGATTGCTGAGTTGTGTTCAAGTTATCAAACAACTGTACATTATTATTAAACGAGTTTGCCGATCCTTTTGCTATCGAATAGTTTCGAAGTGCATTTCTAGCCAAGTCTCTTTGCTTGATGGTGCTATTTTTCAACTCTCTTTCAGATATTGTTGGTTCTAACGCTGCATCAAGAAATGCTGTAGTTATAGCTGTTTGAGTTGAGTTTGTTGGAAAAAATGTATTGTTGTTAAACGGAACTCTATTATTTGTTGTAACTGGAGTAGTCGAAAATGTCGATCTTAGATTGCGTTGTTGTTCACTATTAAAATCAGTTAGTCCTATTGCTTCTAAAAATATATCAGTGAATACTTTTTTCCAACCTTCATCTACTCCGGTTGTATTGGTATCTGTTGATCCTGTACTAATATATGGACTAGGTGATCTATCATAGTGTGCATTGTCTGCAAACCCTGCTGGCTGATCCAATCCTGTATATCCTCTATCATACAGCACAGTTTCATAATCAACACGCATGGTGTTTTTCATTATGCCTGAAGCATCTGTTTGATCTACTCTATCATGCTGCCATTCTCCTATAAGAGGATTTACAAGTGTAAAACTAGTAAAATGACTATCAGCATTTTGATGATGAAGTTGGTGTATAGTTATGCTGTTAAAAAATGGATATGTTTTGCCTGCTCTGTTAAAACCATGTCTATAAGTATTTTGAGGTTCGCTATCATATAATCCAGTTTGATATGCACGTGGACGAGTTCCTTGATCAGCATAGTTGCCGTCTTCATAATAATATCTATAGTAGGCTTCCCATAGCAGTGTTGTTAGGCCTGCTGCATCGTCATGAAATTCAATATTAACAGGATTGTAGTTTATTCTTGTTTGAACTACTTTTTTTCTATTGTATTGATTCATAGTTTCTGTATTAACAGTATATGTTGGCAAGTCAGCAGCTGATGCTAGTATATTAAACTCTCGTTTGTTTAATAAGTTGCTAATATTGTTACCAAGTGATTGTAACGCTATTGGATTTACATCTATTACAACATGATATAGGAATTTAACTTTAGGCGCTAATCTAAAGTTATTGCGTCGATACAAGTTTGAAGCATGAGTAAAATCACCCATTATACCTTTGTTGGTATCAAAATTGCTAAAGTTATCAAAGTTTCTATTTAACGGCATAAAGTATTTATCTTATATTTAAACAGCGCACATAACAAATAAGGAGCCCATTGGGCTCCTTAGAAGTCAAGCAATCTCTTAAATGTTATTAAAGAGCGGCAGCGCCTGTGGCACCTGTGCCTGTTTCAGTATTTCGATCTTGGAAGTTATTAGGAGTTCCAACACCTACGTTAAGTTGTACAGCGTTGTCATATTGAATATTAAGAGCTACTGTCATTGCATCGTTTGCTGAGTAACTCATTGATCCATAGTCAACACTTGTTAAATAGCAACCATACAATTCCCAAGTTTCGAGCACAGCTGGAGTATTAGCGCCGTTACCACCGTCTAGTACTTCAATGCGTTGTGTAAACTTGTAGTCTTGTCCTGTAGCAGCACTAGACTGTTCAAAGAAATCAAACTGCTTCTGTAGTTGCTCGCCTACTGAACGTTGTACGTTTCCATTAACATCGTCACGTAAATTCATTGTAACTGCTTGCCATTCGTGCTTGCCGGCCATATAAATTTTACTGTTGTAAACATCAATCGGTATTTGTTGGAATGATATATTTGGACGGGTTGCATCAATAACCTGTTTTGTTAATTCAGTTGTGTTGCCGGTAATACCGAAGTTTTCCAATGTTACACGGAAACGGTATTGTAGTTTCGGCATTAGCAGACCCTGACTGCTTGCACTAGTATCGTTTGCTAACGGTACTGTTAAATTTAATAGAGTTGAGATTGCCATCTATGTTTCTCCTTATCACATGTATTTATCATTTGTAGGGGGATTTTATTTTCCCCCTACTTTAATGACTTATAACCCTGCGATTTCTCCTGTGTTTTTGATACGCAATGGAATGTAAATAAACTCAACTGCTTTGACTGGTTCAATAGCAATATCTACATATAGTTCATTTCGATCAATTCTCGCTGGTGTGTTGTTTGATTCGTCACACACAACTAAGAAGTCATATAGAGCTCTTAGTCCCACTAGTTCAACCATTAAACTTTCTACTTGTGCTCTGATTTCATCACGTGTGATTTTATCATTTGGTTCAAATAGATATGGTTTTGTTAACTGATTCAGCTGACTACGTAAGTATACTACAAGTCTTGCAACGTTAACTCTATCAAGAGCACTTGCATTTCTTGCACGAGTTTTTTGTCCAAATACAACTAGCCCTGCACCTGTTAAGAATGTAATAGGGTTAACGTTGTTTTGATACAATGTATCTCTTTGACCTTCGTTTAGTGCTGCTGCAACAAACTCGCCTTCGCCGTTGATGTAACCTGTTGAAGTTGCATTTGTAACTCCACCTCGTCTTGTACCTGCTGGTGCAAACCATGGATACGCAACTTGGTCATTTAGTGCGAAAGTACGTAGTACCATATGACTTGGCGGAACAACTACATTGTTGCCTGCATTGTCACTAGTAAAGCCACTTGGATAATAAACACCCATGTACTCATCTCTACTTACAAGTCCGTCATCGTTATCTTCAACAACTGTGTTAACGTTGGTTGCCCATTCGTTAAGCGAAGTTGCATCTGGTGTTAAACGGAATGGTGAATCACCAATAACAAATGCTGTTAAGCCTCTGTCATAGTTTAGTGTAATCATTTCTCCGATTAGCTCTGGATAACCTGGTGTTGCCATCAAGTTAAAGATACGTGATTCGTTGTCGCGAATGTCTTGGTTTTCGTTTAGCATTGCTTGTAGTTTTTGTACTACAACTTTACGCTGTGCCTTACGTCCAAAACTACCTGAGCCATCTGCTTCATTAGCTGATTCAGTAACCCAACGATGCGGATAATATGCTGACATTGACTGGTCACCAAAACGTTCATTGACTGCTGCCAAGTCTACATAGTTACGTTCAAAACGCTTGACGTTAAATCCGCTTCTACGTAAGTTCCATAGTATCATTCCTTTTGGATATAGTGCTGGATCTGGACAATCTGCATCAACATAGTTACTAACAATCATATTAGCAATAGTTCCTGCTGTGCCACTGTTTGCGCCTGCTGTGTTATAACGTGCATCTGCAAATAGTACACCGTTTTCAGTTGTTTGGTCGGTTGTATCTAGTTCAACCCAACTGTTTAGTGTATTGTTCCAGCGATAGATTCTTGGGAAGTTTTCAAGATCTGCTGTACTAATCCAAATATCACCTGTTACTAGATCTCCGCCATCTGAACGATCACCATTAACTGGCTCAGTTGCAGCAACAATCGGTCCTGCTGGATCTGGTGCGTTTGCAGGTGTAACATCATAATATGGCGAATCACTATTCAAGTATCCAACCCACTTGCTTCCATCATGTACCATGATATCAACTTCGTCAACAACACTGCTATACCATAGAGCGCCGTCTGCTGCAAGAGCAGTTGGTGCATTGTTACTTGCTGTATAAGTTAGTTCTTTCCAAAGTGTTGCAATATATGCACCTGACAACCCATTTGGTGAATCATAAAAGTTTACAGTTCCTGATTTTGTTGAGTAGTTCCAAGCAGTAAATGCGTCAACTAATGGTGTGTTTGCACCATCTACAAATCTAATGTCTCCGCCTATTGCATGTGTTATTACAACTCTATTGCTTGAATCGACACTAGCAGTAACATTAGTTAAACCTGCTGTATTAATAGCTGCTGCCATTAAATCTGCATCAGTTGTAGCACCTGTTGCACTAAATGAAATAGTTACTGGTGTACTTAATCCTGGAATTCCTTTTACTGTTTCACTAATAGTAAAATCATTAGCACCTACTGTAAATGTTGAAGATGGTGAGCCAGTAACAACCGAACTAGTAATAGTTGTTGCGCCATTAGCATTACGCTTGTACAAAGTAAAGTTGGCTAAGTTTGTTGCTGATTCTGTAACATTTGCCATTGCATAAACATTAAGCGATGTTAGATTGGCTCCGCCACCTGTTTTATCTAGGCCAAGCAATGCTGCTGAGTTTGAAGTATAAATCGGTGTGCTTACTGCATCCCATAGTTCAGTTGAACCGTTCCATACTTTTGTTTTCCAATCTGCACCACTGTTTGGTGTAGTTGTTTTAACCCATACACTTCCTGTTGGACGTTTGGTTGCTAAATCTGCTGTTTTCCATTCTGGAACGCTTGTGTGAGCAGATGCTTGATGTGCTGGTGGATAATATGTGCCAGCAGCAATACCTGCAGCAGTTAATGGTGTTCCTGTTCCTTGTCCAAGAACAATGTTTGAATGTGTTGCGCCAGTATTTTTAAATACCAATCTATTATCAACTGCCTCTGCTGTGATTCCAACAGGACCTAATGCTGTGTTAATATCACTTACTGCTAAAGCAAGACTAGTGCCCGAAAGTGTAACTGTTACACTAAGACCTTCTGCAGATCCAATAGTAATAGTATCACTTGCTATAAATGTTGGAGTAGCTGCTGTACCTGTTACTGAAGGCCAACTGCCTTTCCAATCTGCACTACCAACTTGTACCCAAGTACCCGAAGTATTTTTATACCATGTGCGTATAATAGTTGAAACTGCTACAACTGCATAATCACCAATAGCGCCTACTGATTGTTTTGGAGCATAAGGAGGTGAATTTGTTGTTTGTGTTGCATCAGTAATAACAGTTGGTGTTTTGTTAGTAAATGTTTGACCAACTTTGTTGGTTGCTGATTCGGCACTGCCGTTCCATTCAAAGATACCAAACTTTGTTACTTGAGTATCTAACCAATATGTTCCGTCTGTTGGGTTTGCAGTTGTTGGCGTTGCACTAGCAGATATTGCTGTAAGATCAAGGTCTGCTCTTACTACATACGCTCTGTTGCTTACGCCTAAATATGAATATGCTGCCTGTAGTCCGTATTCATTTTGTTCGCCGCCATGAATAGGATTGTTGTTAGCATCTGTATAAAATGTAGGATCGCCAAATGTGTCTACTAGATCTCGCTGCGATGTTAGTAGGTATGGTTTACCTGCATTGGCTTTTTGAGTTCCTGGTGCAACACCAGTTCCTGCGCCGTTTAGTTTATTTTCGCCTGTTGCGACAAATATTATAGGTACTGTGCCTGGTTCTGCTGGAGTATAAAAACTCTCATCAATAACGCTGACCTCTACACCTGGTGAAGTTAATGCCATTTTAAATTTCTCCTGTAAAGTGTTTCACTTACAACTATTTAGCAGATCACCGGAGAAAAAGGCGGTTTTTAGGGGTTAAGTATGTATATAACTCATTAGCTGTCTAATATTAAACCAAAGATCATCCAACGTTCCGTTGTTGTCAATGGTGTAATCTGCCATCCATTGTTCTAGGCTCATCGAATCTTTTGACTCGGGCATGAGATATTTGCTGCGATCAACCCAGATACAATAATCAAAAACTCCAGTGTTTTGCATTGCAAAGAATTCACGCTTGTTGCGTAGCCCACAATAGATGTCATAGGCTGCAAACATCTCTCTACCTAGAGTCGCTGCATCAGGAACATTATAATCGCAGATAGCATTATACCATTCTGCTCTGTGATTATGCCTGTCAGCATAACACTCTTCTTCATCAGCATATCCATATTTTTCCTTTAAGTCATCATAGATAAACAACTTTGAGCAGAACTTACTGCTGCTTTCAAATGTATATCCGTATTCGTCACGCAGGATTTCACATACAGTATCTTTGCCATGTCTGCCATGACCTATTACTAATAACTTCTTTTTCATAATTTAAATATAACATATTATTTAGATTTTGTCAATATCCATTTTGCAAAAAGATCTGTCCAATCAATGTGTGCTTGTTCAAGAGGATGATCTGATTCTTTTCCACATTCGTATTTGTTTTTTGTTGCCCAATCCCAAAATCCAATGCCGTCTTCCTTATGTACAAGATTAGGAAGATTTAATCTTGCAACCATGTCTTGTAAAAACACATTGTCTTGATTCAATAACTCTGGTTCAATATCTTTAAACGCAGATGTATAAAAATACTTAATATTATTATTTTCAAGCCAGCTTGTTAAATATTCTAGTTGCTGTAGTGGATAATATACATGATTATCGTGTGTGTCACGCCTAGCATAAAACTCTACAT